TGGATATACTAATTTTGGTGAAAGCCTTCGTAATTTAAATAAACAGTTAATAGCAGATATTGAAACTGAAAAAGAAAATAATCCTACTGAAAAAAGAACATTTACCAAGAATAATTCTGGTTGGCAATCCGCATTGAGGATGGAAGAAAAGTACAAAAGCTTTGAGGAACTCAGAAAAATAATTTTACAATATAGCCTTGGCACGCTTTATATGAGCGGCATTTCAAAGGATATGTATATTAATGTAGGTAACTTGTGGGCAAATATGATATTTGCAAAGGGTGGGTGGTCTAATCCACACACTCATGGAAGTGGTGATACAATATGGAGTGGCGTTTATTATCCAAAAGGTGTAACTGAAGTTGAAAATTTAGATGAATTTATTTCAGAAGAATATCTGACATATGGTATTAATAAAACTGGTGGATCACTACTAATAAAAGACTTAAATATTAGTAAAAAAATAATTACAGTTAAATTAGATCACGAACACTATTATGGTACAAATTTTAGTGTGATACCTAGAGAATCATTACTCGTTTTATTTCCTGCTTGGGTAGAACATATGGTAACTCCAACAACAGACGATTCAAAAAGATATAGTATATCATTTGGTATAGTTCGCAAAACTAATAGCATACACGATGATGGTAGTATTACAGTACTAGACAATTTAATAAAACAACAAGACAACATAACTATTGAAAAGGTATAAAGAATGCAAGAACCAACATTTGTGATAGAACCTCTAGTACAAACACCAAAGAAATTTTCATTAGAAATTGAAAATATAGCTAAAGATAAAAAGATTACTCATATGGATGCGGTAATTCATTTCTGTCAAAAAAATGATATAGAACCAGATACAGTAGGTCGACTCATAACCAAAGGTCTTAAAGAAAAGATTGAGGCAAATGCAAGAGAACTAAATTATCTGGAAAAACAAGCACAATTGCCAATTTAGTCCTTGACATTAAATTAAAAATAGTGTATTATGAAGTATATAAACAAAAATAGGGAGTTTCCGTTTATGTCTGAAGTTACAAATAACGCATTTGATAGCCTTGAGGTTCTTCAAACAGCTAATCGTATTAAAGAACTTGAGTACGATTGTGCAGAGTTGGCGAAACAAAATGAGGAACTCAGGGAGCGTTGTAAAACCCTTGCAAATCGTATGCCTGAGTGGCCTAAAGGCTATCGTCCTACACGAAAAGGTGGACAAAATCAAGGTCAGGATAAAGCTAGGGCTTTTAGAAATTGAAGGTAGACCTAATTGATAGCATGGGCAGCGACTTATCTGTGGTAAACGCTGCCCGTGTTTCCTTCTCAAAAGAATCTGAATTAGAGTGGGTAGAAAAAGAAAATTCACCTACCATGTACGAACAGACTTTAAGTGATAAAGACAAGAAACTTATTGGTTATCTTGCTAAACATGATCACTGGAGTCCTTTTGCTCATGCATCTTTACAGTTTAGAATTAAAGCACCAATTTTTGTTGCAAGACAATTAGTGAAACACCAAGTAGGTTTGGTGTGGAATGAAGTAAGTCGCCGATACGTTGATGATGAACCAGAATTTTACATTCCTACAGAATGGAGACTTAAAGCTGCAGACAAAAAACAAGGTTCAACTGATGAAACCATTGAGTATAATATTCAAGGTGCCATAGAGTTTGTAACACAGACGTATAATAATCTTTTGAGTGCAAATGTTGCACCAGAGATGGCAAGGATGGTATTGCCACAAAATTTATATACTGAGTGGTATTGGAGCGGTACACTGATGGCATTTGCTCGTATATGTAATCTAAGATGTAAACCAGATACTCAACTAGAAACACAACAAATTGCACAACAAATTGATATGTTGGCTAAAGAAAAGTTTCCTGTTACTTGGAGTGCTTTGAGGCCTGAATGACTACACACTTAATTTATGGAAATGGTGAATCAAGACCAAGAGAAGCACTAAGTGGTAATTTTATCACATGGGGGTGTAATGCAGCTTATCGCGATTTTACCCTTGACAATTTGGTTGTAATAGACTATCCTATACAACAAGAGGTTTATGAATCAGACTATCCAATGAATAACAAATGTTGGTTTGCTGATTGGGAAGTTCTACCAGCAGAATTTGCACCAGATGCAATAATAGCAGGTTGGGATGATCCAGTATATGAATCACGGAAAAAGGGTAGAAGCTCTTGTGTAGTACAAGGTAAAACTAAAGAAACTGTTGAAGTAAATTTACAAGAAATGCTTCAACACAATCCAGACTTGGATGTAGAAGACTTTAGAATAAAGGCTGAAAAGGACGTTGGATTATATATTACTTGGGTTGAAGAATACAATGACAAAGTAATTAATATTGATTATCCTAAAGGATGGTCAGCTGGGAATACCGCACTATATCTTGCTTGTAAGTATGGTGCAACAGAAATATATATGTTAGGGTTTGATGGTAACGATTATCACAAGTCTATAAATAACGTGTATAAGGGTAGTAATCATTATCTACCCGAAAGCAGTCGTGGGTTTAACACGATTAACTGGGATAACCAATTTAGAATGGTACAGAGGGATTTTCCTAATGTACAGTTCTATAAGGTTGGAACAGATTTAACATACGAAGAACTAAAACAAAAACATACGTTAACATAAGGAGACTTAAATGTCATTAGATACGTTAAAAAGAACCAACTCACTAGATAAACTTCTTGGTGCCGTTCAACAAGAGAATGCACCACAAGAGAAGAAATCTTATAAAGATGAACGCCTGTGGAAACCAGAACTAGATAAGTCTGGTAACGGTTACGCAGTACTTCGTTTTCTTCCTGCAGTTGAAGGTGAAGATATGCCATGGGCAAAGGTCTGGAATCATGCATTCCAAGGGCCAACTGGTCAATGGTTTATTGAAAACTCTCTTACTACTATCGGTAAAGCCGATCCTGTATCAGAGCTAAACTCTCAATACTGGAATACTGGTCTTGAATCAGACAAAGAAATCGCCCGTAAACAAAAGAGAAAACTACAATATTTTTCAAATATCTATGTAGTAAGTGACTCGAAAAACCCACATAATGAGGGTAAAGTTTTCTTGTTTCGTTACGGTAAGAAAATCTTTGATAAACTGATGGCAGCAATGCAGCCAGAGTTTGAAGATGAAAGTCCTGTCAATCCATTTGACTTTTGGCAGGGTGCTAACTTCAAATTGAAGATTCGTAAGGTTGATGGTTATTGGAACTATGACAAGTCGGAGTTTGAAGCTCCATCTGCGATGTTTGATAATGATGGACAGATTGAAGAAGTTTGGAAGAAGGCATATGCTCTCAGTGAGTTTAGTGCTCCAACTAATTTCAAGTCCTATGAGGAACTAAAAACTCGACTTGATACAGTTCTATCAGGAACAACTACTATAGGTAATGTAATGGAGTCTATTACAAAAGACCCCGAACCAACAGCCCCTGCTTGGGTTGATACTAAACCTGCTGAAGCAGTTGCTCCTGTGGCTGAGGAAGAAGATGACACAATGTCATACTTTCAGAAGTTGGCAAACGAATAGGTGAGGTAGTTAACCATCCTAGTTGCTGAATCAGATTCGGACTGAAAATACTACTATACAAGTAGAGAAGAGACAGAGGAAACTCTGTCTCTTTTTTTAAGGACTATTGAGTAAAGCCATAATCCGCGGATCAGCATCAATAGAGCGATTGGTTGAAAGTATTGTACCACTATTATTAGTAGTAGTACCACCCATTATAACATTAATACCAGCTTGACCACCACGGGCCCCAGCAGCACCAGGCGACATTCCACTTGCAGGTCTTGATGGTGGTTGAGGAGCAAAACTACCTGTTTCATCTACAAAATTAAGTAGATTCTTCCCTGCTTCAAACTTTCCCATTGCAAATCTTACAGGTTGGGTGCCAGAGCCATACCCAAAAATTGATGGTGAAAAATTAACAATTGGTAGCAATATTTTACGAAGTACTGCTATAAATGCCTCATTAATTATTGCACCTAAATCTGGTATATCTGGTAACTTTAAATCTGACATTTTAAATGAAAACTTTTCTTCAATTAATTCTCTTATACCAGCAAAAGATGGAAGTTTAATGCCTGTTAATTCTTCAGTGTCAGTTTTAAATTTAGATAGTGCAGTGCCCACGTCTTTAAAAGACGGAACTTCCATAGCTCCTATTTTAGTACCTAGTTCCGTAAACTTTGTCTTTAGATCAGCAAATGTAGGTAATTTTATTTCTGATACTTTAGTACTTAGTTCTGTAAACTTTGTTTGTAACTCAGTAAATGTAGGTAATTTTATTTCTGATACTTTAGTTTTTAAATCATTAAACTTTGTTTGTAATTCTGTAAAAGACGGAATTTTTAAACCTGTTATGTCCTCAAATGAAGTTTTCATTTCACTCATTTTTGTTTTTATATCAGTAAAAGTTGGTAATTCTATACCTGTAATTTCCTCAAATTTTCCTTTTAGTTTATTTGCAGTTTCTGATACAGATTTTGTTATAGCAGCTTTTGCTATCATAAATGATTCTTTAGGGTTTTCATAAAATGCAATAAGTCCAGTTTTTATAGAATCATACGCGCTGGTAGTAG